TTGGAGAATGCACCCACTAGATCATCTCCACGGACCACAATTCGGGCTGGAGCGGCCTGACACTTACGCTGGACGTTGAATCCAGCGGCTATGTCGGCCGCCGCCAAATTGTAGAGCGTGAGAAGTGTCCAAGAGAGCGGGCAGCCCATGAGAATGCCGGCAGTAGTGACCACCTGCTCATGTTTGACGATAGTTCCTGAGTAATCAAGAACCATCTCGCCTATGAGCAGACGTCCCATCTCCCGATATTCTATTGAGGCAGCATCGCCTAGACCATCACACACGCCGTCCCAGAGAGCTGCGGCGAGCGGGAAGGGCATTAAGTCGGTCGCGCGGGTAAGATCAGCACTATAGAATACAGTGCCAACCCCAACCTGACCGAGCCTTGCCATCTTTCCCTTGAGCTCAGCTGAGTCTATAGGAGTGCCGGAGAAGTCGACGTCGGAAGTGGATAGATCTATCCTTTCGTCGTCCTCTAAGAGTTTCCATAGCGGCTTGCGTACATAGTCGCCGGTTACAGTCTGCCAGGCGGGGGGAGTCGTAATGACTCGACACTTCCCGCCCAGCTCAGGTAACGGCATTACTTTGCACGTGAAATCCTGCGCGAGGAGGCGACATCTATTCGCCTTGTCAGCGCATTTTGCTAACTCTTTGATCCGTACAGCATGTAGGATTCTGTCTGAAACTGCTGTGTACATACATCTCAGATCTATGTCCGCATCCCCGGTCGACAGGTACTCATAATTTTGTTTAAAGACTTCGATCCCACGGACTTTCGTGGTAAGATCGCCGCAGGGGGCCAGCGGTGTGCATTCATGTACCTGCTCGCTCTGGAGGCCCTGTAAGGGCTCTCCTCGGCAAGCACCGGCACAGTGAATCGTGTTGCACTGGCAATTCCTTGCGCAAAGTCTTTCGGCATTCATGATATCTGATCCGGCGGGCTGTACATTGTACTGCTCGTAGATCAGGTCTCGTTGCCAGAGTACCTCGGGGATAGCTTGGATAGCTAGATCGCGCGTCTGACCTCCATCCTTAGTGGAAAAGGTAGACGCAGCGGAGAAGTGTGCACTAGCCTTGACCCCTTTCTCTCTGAATAGGTATTTCCGCTGGACAGCCCACGAATGTGCCCATGCCTTCATCGCGTCGAGTTGACGCGGAGGCACGGTGAATTCAGTGGTGTAGTCACAGTGGTGCTGCTTTACAGCAGCATCGATGAACGATTGAGGAGGCTGAGGCAATCCTCGAGAGATCCTGGCCAATTGTGCTAGCACAATTTGCCGTTTGCTCCCGGATTGCATCAAACACCTCAAACGACCTACTTCAAAGTGAGAGACGGGGAAGACTCGAGGCGCAGTCGTGGCTTCCTGACGGAAGTCACAAACGGCACGTGCCCGGCAGTAGTTGGTATACGCCTTGACGGCTTTGATTGTATACACCAACCCACTGCTGTGCAGAGTCCAAACAATCCAATGTCTCACATATTCAATTCCATTCATTAGCCG